AATAGATTTAAAACTTGTGCCCTTAAAGATTGTAGTATCGTTTACAATCCTCATGGAGTTTATTCAACCTTTGAAGATGGTTCAATGACTCAGTACTCAATGACATTGACATTCACTGAACTTACACCAATCTATGATGACGATGAAGGAGGAGGCACTGGTTACTAATGGCTCAGCAATATTTTAGTTACCTACCAGACTTTGAGTATGTCAGTAGGTTACCAGAGAAAAAGAATATCTTTGACTATGTAAAGGTCAAGAACATCTTTAAAAGAGCTGCAATCAGAGAAGACATCTTCAATGAGTTGTCATTCTTTACTAAGTATCAGGTCCAAGACAACGAGAGGCCTGACAATGTAGCTTATGAGGTTTATCGTGACGCCAACCTGGATTGGTTGGTCATGCTCGCCAACAACTATGTGAACTATGAGTCAGAGTGGCCATTAGACAACCAATCATTTGAAAACTATCTACTCTACAAGTATGGTTCTACTGAAAAGATCTATGGTATCCACCACTATGAGAGTGGATTAATAAAGGATAGTCTGAATAATATCATCTTCCCTGAAGGTAAACACGTAGACTCAGACTTCTCTATTGAATACTTTGACAGAGGATTGAATCAGTATGTCACAAGTGCAAGTAGAGTAGAGGTCACAAACCTCACCTATGAACAGAGAATACAAGATGATAGAAGAAACATCTTTGTATTAAAAGATAAGTATGTGGGTTGTGATTGATGACTTAGAAGAACTGATGCCTTATAAGAAGGGTTCAACTCAGTATGTCAAGGACAATCTGGTCAAGGGAAATAACATTAGATTGTATCAATAAAAAATCTAATAGGCATAAAAAAATTGGGGGAAATTTTTTTCCCCCAAGATGAAATCAAAAGTTGAATTTAGTTTCAGGACTCAGCCAGTTTAGCGAAGTAGTTCAGGGGATCTTCATCGTCAGTCTCTACCGTGGTGGTAGTTTCTTTTGATGCCTGGTAACTCTGTTCCAGTTTCTCCATCACTTGTTCTTCACTGACCTGATTGGTCTCTTGTGCTGCGTAGTTATCATACTCAGTCTCTTCTTCAACAGAAGTCTTACGAGTAGATGTCTGACCCAGAACATAGTTCAGACGCTTATCAAGTTCATCATAGGTCTTGAACTTGTCAGGTGCAACAAAATCCTGAAGTGATTGTTCTTTCTTCCAGATAGCTTCGAGTGCATCGTCATCATCCAGGAGAGGACCAGGAGATGCGAACTCAGAACTATCATAGTTCCAATAACCTGCAACCTTCTTCAGTTTCAGTTTGAAGTTGGCACCCTGCCAGAAATCAAAAGGATTGATGGGGGTTTCATCATCAAACTCAGGTTGCATGGCTTCCATAATCTTGTCAAAGATTTTCTTGCCAAACTTGTAGAGGAATACTTGACCCTCGTTCTGAGGATTAGCTGGGTCCTTTACAACATAGATGTTTGAGTAGAAGGAAAGTTTACGCTTCTGCTTACGAGCTGTCTCTTTATCAGCGTCACTACCACTGTTCCACAGGGAACGATTCAGTTCACCAACAGGATCCTTTTGATTGATGGTAGTGAGAGAGTTCTCAATGTACCAACCACCAGGTCCTTGGAATGCGTGAGAGAACACCTTGACCCAGGGAAGATCCTCACCGTCAGGTGCAGGAAGGAAACGGATAACGGCATAACCATTACCACTCTTGTCCATCTCTGGTTTCCAGATGTTGTCGGTGGCTTGACCACCAGATCCACTCTGCTTCTCTACTTCCTTGATCAGTTTGCTGGTCAGGTTGCCAAGAGAAGATTGTTTTTTAAGGTCAGAAAAACCCATTTGTATTACCTCGTATTAGATAGTATTTGGTCTGTTGCCTTAGCTTAAGGGATCAGCCAGCCCATATTCTACACCATCGATTCAGGAAGTCAAGACTCTTTGATGGACTCCTTCATCCCGTCGATGATGTTTGTCATATTTGAAAAGACATAACCCAGATCTACATCCTCTGGGAAACCCAGAGACCTTGCCGACTCCATGATATTATCCTTCATTGCTTTCGCTTCTGGATCATCGGACAAACTTAGGCGAGTGTAGAGGACCTGTTGTTTCTTCAACAACTCCTCCAACAACTCAACATGTCTAATCTTTTCTTCTTTGCCCATAGTGGCAAACTGAAAGACATGCATGTAAATCTGTTCCTGAAGTTCAGAAATTTCTTTCATTTCGTCTTGGACGATTTTAGATTGAAAGAAACTCATCACTCCTCCGTTGATTCTTCACCAAGATTATAGACTTCTGGTTCAACAGATTCTACTTCTGGTTCTTCTGATTCAACCAGTTGTTCCAGCACTTCAATAGCACCAGAGATTTTAAGAATGGTGGTTTCACCAGCTCTCATTTGATCAAGAAGTTCATCTCTTTGCTTAATAAGATTAGCCAGAGCTTCTTTATTACTAACGGCCATCAATCACTACCTCCTTCAAAATTTTCTTGTATTTGAATACATCTATATGTATGAAAGAAAAATATTTCTTAATACGAATAGATACGGATTCCCATACTGGGTCCTTCAGTTTCTTGTCAAAGTCTTTTACATATCCAAAGATACTATCGTAAATGATAAGTGTCTCCAGTGATATATCTTTTGACAGATACATCTTCAAGAGAATGGGGTGTCCCTTTGAACAATCAAACACCTCATCTACCTTATGATTACCAAAGAGTAACTCTGATTCCTGACGGAACACATAGGTGAGAGACTGAACTCTCTTCTGCCACTCATTGTAATTGTTCTCACCATTACGAACGATCTCACCAATCCATAGTGACTGGGGATCATCACACGCAACAAAGTTGCTCACGAAGAAGTTCAATACTTCTCCGTCATCCTTCTGACGTGATAATTTCTCGAAGAAAAACCTATCTTTCCGACGATAGAATGACTCTAACGATGCTCTTGATTTGCCAGCGTACCTCACGTAATCGTATTTTGGTTTCGTGAAGTGATTCTTTAATCCGAGATAACATTTATAGACATCAAAGGGTTTCACCTTGGGGATCACAACGGGAGTTTAGCGTGACTTGTACGTTTAAGTAGGTTCAAGTCAATAGCCTCAGCTCTCAACTTCTCTTTCAGTGGTTTGGATACCAACTTAGGAATTGAATCTACATCCAAGTTATTCTTCTCACAAAAGAACACAATAGCATCAATGTATTTCATACCTTTGTTCTCATGAACAATGGCCTCGATCTCTTCGGCAAACTTCTTCGACGAATAGAATTTCTTCTGGATGAGATCTTCGATGCTAGGTTCAGGCTTTGCCATAGGATTGTAACTTGAATTCAACAAACTCTCTAATATATTCGGAGAGTAACTTGATGTACTTTCCTTTGTCATATTGTTCATAGACTTTACACTCACCGTCCTCACAGGACATAATAATAACAAACTTCTTTACCATTATACCAGTTAACTCCGCTAACATACAAGCGTATGCTGCACACTGGACATAGTAATCTTCGACCCACTTCTCAGGCTTTGGTTTAGCACTGGTCTTAAAATCGATTATAGCAAGTTCACCATTATACTCAGCAATACAATCAACAGTACCAGCGATGCCAAGCTCTTTGGAGAATAATGACTGTTCGATGGCATGAATGTTATTAATATTACTGAGTTCAGGTTTGGCTTGCTTGAATAAGAACTCAGACAAGGGTTGTACCTCAGGCAGTTCTTCATTCTTCAAGTGATGTTCAATCAGTGTGTGCATGTCTGTACCACGACTGGTTGCTCTCTTGGTAACTTTATTAGCTTCTTCATTACCTACTCTTGCTCTCCACTCACGAAACTTTTCGCGATTGATGTGGCTGATGACAGAGGTGATAGAGACTAACTTTTGACCATCTGGTGTGTCATAGTAACGAACCCCATCAATAGTTTCACGTTCTAGTGATGGGATTTTAATGTCAACATGTTTAAACATTACATATCAAGTTCAAGTTTAGCAATGATGTATTCCTTGACAAGGCCACTTCGACAGATGTCCTCGGCTTGGAACTCAATTATATCAAAGGATGGCATATTATTCAAGATCTTCATGAAGTCAACGATACCATTACGTTCTGCCGTCTTCACCAAGTCTGTCTGGGTGGCATCACCACAGAACATAATCTTAGAATTCTCACCAACACGAGTGATGATAGAGTCCAGTTCGTGGAAGTTCAGGTTCTGATACTCATCAACAATAACAATGACATTATCAAGTGTGGTACCACGGATGAATGATGTGGACCAGAAAGAGATAGTGCCTTGTGCCTTGAGGTTGGCGTACAACATCTCAAAGTCATTGTCTGTAGGCATCTCGAACATGTACTTAACCATGTTCTTATAAGGGATCTGATACAAGGATGACTTATCCTCATGGTCTCCAGGAAGAAAACCAATCTCCCTTGTAGCAACCAAAGACCTAACAATATAGATCTTTTCGTATGGAGTGTTGGGACTTAATACATCTCTCAATGCATTGTACAGTGTGATAAAAGTCTTACCTGTCCCCGCACAACCATATGCAACTAGGTTTTGATCAAGTTTATACTTATCAAAGAAGTTCTGTTGGTTCTCAGTCAAAGGTTCAATCTTCTTGATGTAATCAAGATTGATTGGTTTCTTTCTTTTCATTCTTTTGTTATCCATGCCAAAGGGGACAACGGGATTGGTATTTCCAATCCCAGACTTTCTTCTTGCCATACTTAACTAAAGGGTTTTACTGTTGCACCTGGTTGCTTAGAAGCTGCGTGAAGAACATCATTCCAACCTGGATGTGTTCTCATGATCTTGTCAGACCAATGACCAACCTCAGTTGCCATAGGACAGGTTCTAGGGT